TAGTACTCATTTTATCTCCTTTACCATGATTTCATGGATTTCATAATGAGATCATAATTTTTATTTACATCAGCTTGTGACATTGCATCAACTTGTGCTTCAGTAAAGTAATCAACTGTATCTCCTGTGTCTGATAGTGCGCCTGGACTTGCTGAACCATTAGCACTAATCTTTTCTATAGTTTCTTGCTGGATTTTATTTCTATCGTTTTGTATAATACTTTGCTTGTTAGCTAAGAAGTAAGCTTCTGATAATGTCATGCCTTTATCGACATATTTAATCACATCATCTGAGTTTTCTAACTTTGCTAAATCTTCAAGGGAATTGATGTTTGTATCAATGTTTAACCCTTTTAAATCAGAGTTTAACTCTTTGAGTTGTTCATTTACAAAAGCTTCTTGTCTACTTTCTCTCATTTGTTGGAATTCTGGATCGTTTTCTTTCATTTGTTGATAAATGTCTTTAGGATCAGATTCACCATTCTTTAATGATTCAAGTAATTCACTTTGTTTTTGTTCTGCCATAGCTTTTTTATACTCTGCTTCTGTGTGAATACCATGTGACTTACCATATTGATCAGATATGAACTTATCACGTCCGGCTTGTTCTGCTTTCTTTCTCACTTCTGCAAACTTGGCATTATCTTCTTTAGACTGTTTTTCCTCTGTGACAGGTGCGACTTCTGTCTCTACGCTTTCAGATTCAACATTCTCTGAAGGTTCTGAAGTTTCAACCACTTCTGAAGTTTCTACAACTTCGGTTTGAGGAGCCACGACTTCCTCTACTACTGCGTTTTCAGTATTTTCATTCAACATATTCAATTCTCCTTTACCTCTAGGGTATATATATAAAACGCCACTACAATTAAGTAATGGCGCTCTAGGCACTCGTTTATTTTGTTATTATATAAGCACTAAACACATCTTTTTCTTCGAAACAACAACTACATTCTCCTGGTGCGGGTTGAGTTGTGCATAATTTAACCATTTCAATCTCACAATTCGGATTTTCTTTGTTTATTTCGTCTATGCAACTTTGAACAAAGATATCTAGTTCTAGTTTCAATTTATTAGTCCTAGAAAAATACATTGCATCTAATGAACTAAGTTGTCCTGATTTGTATAGTATTTCTATATGTTTGTAATCTAAAACTTCTAAAATTTTCTTTGCCCATAGTTTAGGGATAAATTCTCTATCACTCATTTATAACTCCTAACAGACCAGTTATAATACTTTCGTAAAACGCTATTTGCTTTTTATACGCTGCATTCTCAGAACTTAAAACAAATGCTTTTTCACGATCGTTTTCAGAAAAAATCTTTAAAGTGTTATAATCCTCTATACAATTTTTTAATTCTGTTTCTAATTCTTGCTTTGTCATGCGTACCTCCTTGGGTATCTATTTATGTTTACATCGTTCGCAAATCCAATTGCACTCAGAACTATTTCTATAAAAACATTCATCGCTAGAAGTGTTCATTTCTTTACATCTGTTACACTTTATTTCATACTCGCCATCAACTTTACCTAACAACTTATTACACTTTTTACATCTTAGTTCTTTCATAGCACCTCCTGGGTATCTAGTGGTATTAATTTAGTTGTATCTGATATGAACAACACCTTGACCATCATAAAACACGAATAATCAACATATAATGTTTCATAACGCATTATAAAATGGTTTGGGTACTCTTTATCCAACTTATCCATCAATTTCATGCAGTCTACCGCTTCACACAATGCGTACTTAATTTCCTTTTTAGGGTATTCATAATCCATTCGTACCTCCTTAGGGTATCTTTATAAGAACATTATAACACTATCTTTTAAATAGTGCAAAACTACTCTTTTACTCTAGATTCTTTATAGGTTACTTTGAAAATATAACCGTTATCACACTCTTGCGAACCATCTATATTCATAACGCCTAAAACTTTGCTATTATCACTAGCATCAACAAACTCTATCTTTTCAACTACCTGGCCATTAATACATACTTCTCCCATGATACCCTCCTAAAAGTCTATACTTTGCTTGATTTCTGATTTTCTCTTTGCTACATGTAATGGGTTGTTTAAATCAGAACTTGCATATAAATCACAGTTTTTGTTAGTGCAACACCATTGTTCTACATATTCTATTTCTGTTGTGTTTTCTTGTGTCTTGTTGCCTATTCTACCTCTAGTAGCTCTCATTCCACATCTAGGACACTTCATGTTATACCCCCAATCCTTCTACCAACTCTGGATTAGCGTTAATCTCTGCTTGTTCTTCTGGTGTTAATTGAGATATAACCTGATCCATTTGACCTTGTTGTATTTCTTGTTGCTCTTTTAATTCTGTTTCTTCTTTTTCCATTTCTTCTCTTAATCCTTGTGGGATAGTAGATTTAGGCATGTACTTGATCTTTTGATACTTGTTAATGTCACCTTCTGCTTTCATCTGTTCAAGTGTAGCAATTTGTAATGATTCAGAATATACAGAACTTGGGCCAACATCTACCATCAAATCAAATTCGATACCTCTACCTTCCGTACCATCAAATGTTTTAAAAGCATCCTTACCATCTTCATCTTTAGTTTTGATCGTTCTAGGTAGATTATAGAAGCATTTAAAGAATTGTTCCCATATCTCGCCTTGTCTTTTTACTGCTGCTATTACATCATTCATATAATCATCATTAGGTCTTTGTGCTTGGTTCTGTAATGCAATTATAGCACTAGCTGCCATATTAGCACCCAATTGCTCACCTGTTGATACTTCTGTTACACCCGTTACACTTCTAGTCATTTCTAATAAAGTTTGTGTTAAAGCAGGAGCAGTGGCAGGAGTGTTAGGCATCTGCATGTATTTAAACCCGTCGTTACCTTGTGCATGATCTGTTAATATCTCGCCAGGAGTATTGGTTACTTGTTGTTGTAATGCATTTACTTTAGCAATAATCTTAGGCCATGCAGTTTGTTGTACTGATAACAATTGCATACCCAAGCCCCAATTTAAAGCCTTTTGATTAGGTATAATATCTTCTATCATACTTCTATAGTACGCACACTTTCTGCGTCTCTTAAAGCCTAGCATGTCAACAGGGTATAACTCAAACTTACATTCTGGATCTGGTGACAACCTTGTAGGTTTAACCACCGTAGCTTGTTTAGTAACTTCTACCCAATATATCTCATTGTCTTTAGTGAAATACTTTGTATAGGTAGTTACTTCCTTACTATTTTTAGATTGAACTTTTGCACTATCATAGTGTTCATCAGGATCTTGATAGTTATCAGGTTCTATTTTATCGTGATCTTTACCACGTTTTTTCGATGTTTCTACAACTTTATTAAAATCTTTTCTTCTTTTGATAATAAACCAAGGTTGCATTTGTAACTGATAAGGTTTTAATTGATTGTTACCAAGTATAAGGTCCATAGGATCAATTACTTCACCTTTCATTTTACCGATATACTTTTGGAACGTGCCACCTTTGAAAGAATTATCAAAATAATAGTGAATAACACCAGTCCCTAAAGATAGTGTATCATTAACTTCTTCTTTCAATAAAGTATCTTGTTGGATGTCATACCATGTATTTTGTGCCATATCAGTGAAATTTTGTGCAATTTCTTCAATTTGCTTTGATTGTTCTTCATTATCACCCACAGGTAACTCTTTAACCCTAAATTGCATTTTTAAGTTTTGTGATAATATATTAGACCTCTTATTTTCTATGGATTGGTCACAGATATTAATAACTGGTCTTGGCATATACTTTGTTTCTTCTGTTGGTGGTGGCCATTGATCGCCTTCTACAAATCTAGTATACTCTGGCCATTTCTTAATAAATCCCATAACAGTTTTATAATCAAGGTCATTTAACACCTCTTGATATATACCACCTGGGTCGGTTACAATCTTCATTTACTCCCCCTTCCAATCTTTTAGTATTTGTTCAGCAGTTTTAGCATTAGGATCAATAGGTTTAGGTTCTACATAAGTTTTAGCCATTAAGATAGACTCAACGACATTCTTTATATCTTCACCAGTAAAGCTATCCTTCCTAAGTTCTAATATACTTATTAACAACTTTTCTACTTCTACCATGTCATATATCCCCCTTTATTTTGTGACTTAGTGTTGAATCTATACGGATCATTTCCTGTTGGTTTAATAACCTTTGGTCTATGTGCGTATGGTCTGCCACTAAAGAAATATCTAAACGCATCAGGTGCATGTGTAATATCATGTGGGTCTTTTGCTACGTCATTTGGTTTCTTTTCATCCTTTTTAACTTGGCTTAAGCATTTAATGAGATTTATACAGTTATCTGTTATTTGTACATTAGCAGTCATTATACCTTGTTCATCTTTAAATGGGTATAACCACTCTTTCACATCTAACCAACCATCTATACGGTTATTATTAGCCTGAGTTAAATATATGCCACTTTCTTGGAATATCTCTGCAGCACTTTTACCGGTTTCTTGCCTTCTATTCCATAAATCTATTG